ACGTGCTGCTGGAAATGATTGTAAACCGGAATATAAACACCCTGCAAACTGCCATCGTGACCGCTTTTAATAACAAAGTGACCGCGTTGGTCGGCTTTAGCTAAGAACTTCGCCGCCGCTTCTGAATCTTGCTTGTGGCAAATCGGCAGGTTAAACGATACTTTCTGATTTTTCTTTTTAACCGTTTCGCGTTTTTCGATTGGCGTGAGGTTTAAATATTTAGTCATATCATCAACAAACTGTTTAAAATCTATGCCTAGATACTCCATAATCACATTCTCAGCACTCTTCATGCTATCAGCAGCACAGTGGCGGCAGTATAAAGAAACGCGCCCGTTGTCGTCCCTGAAGTGCGCTCTATCGTCGCCGCCGCACAATGGACAAGCGCCGTTTTTAGTATTGCGGCCTTTAAAGTCACCAACCTCAATACCGTATTGCCTAAACACATCAGGCCATAGGCCGCGCAAATGCGGCTCTATATCTGTTTTGTAGTTAATCATTTTGTAAACGCCATGCTAATTAAAAATAAAACTGTGACAAACCAAGTGAAGCGGGCTATAAACGCCCAGTCTGTTACTGTTTTTGGAGAGCCGCTTTCGTCTTTTGGGGTTTCGTGGTTCATTTTTCAGCTCCGATTATTTTTTCAAGTTTACTAATTAGATCGAGTTTTTTTTGTTTTGCTGACCTTGCTTTTGCTGTATCTGCTGATTCTGGTTTTGCTTGTTCTTCGGTTAGAAAAACAGGGTTTAATGAACCAGTAATACCGACTTTCTCTATCGCTTCTTTTATTTCTTGCTGCTTTTCTTTTGTTAGTGATGATATTCTAACTGTTCGTCCAATTATTTGATCTGCGCTTACCTCACCAGCAACAATATTAATCCTGCTTTCCTCTTCAGCTATAAAATCCAAAATTTCACCATCAGCCCGATCAGCCGCTAAATCAATCGCTCTGTTTGCGCTGTCAAGAATGTCTTGCAAGTCCTGGCTTTCGTCTTTATGGCCTCGTATGCCAACACACAAAGCTTTTTTAATAAGGTGCTGCAATGCTGGGCAAGTCACGTTAAAAGCTTCAAGAACGTCGTATACATCAACCACTAGGTGCTTACCGTCTTTGTTTATTGTTCTATTGTATTTACTCATTTTATTTTAAACTCCGCGTTGAATGCGTCCGTGATTTCTTCTAATACTTTCGCCTTTAGCGCTTCAATACAGTTAAAATCACCTTCTTTGTAGCCGTCAATTTGCTCAATTGCTTCGTGCATTGATTTGGTTGCGCGATCAATATCTTCCTGTAAGACTGGCGGCTCGTAAGCATAATCAAGGTTGTTGATTTGCTTTGATACCTCTGTCATTTCAGCCCACTTTGCGCGAACTCGGTTAACATTGCGGCCGACAGTTGCCTTTGGTAAGTTGTAGTCGAACTCTGCAATGCTTGGAATTGATTTCTGCGTGATAACGTCAATCACAGCGGCCGCTTTATAACCAACTATATCAAGTTGGTCGCATGTAAATTTAATTTGTTGTTTGTTCATTTGGTTTCTCTCTTTGTTGTGCGCGTAACATGGTGCGTTACACGCTTGAAGTTGTTAAGATCTACTAACGTCTAGCGTAAGTTTGCCGCTGTCAGTGCATTTATAAACACCAGCAGGCCATAAGCCAGTTCGATTAATGCCGCCGTCATTTACCTTAATCTCTAACCAAGTAATGCATTCACCGTAAGGGCCAAAAAAACCGCCTGTTCTGTCTTCGATAATCTCGAAAATTTCGTTGCTTGCTAAATTAGTAGGTTTAAGCTCTGCGCCAATTTGCGCGGCATATTCTTTTAATGTTGGCATCTTTCTTCTCTCCTTACCGCTTCAGGCTTATCCCTTAGCTGATAATTGAACTATAGCAAACTAACGCTATATTGCAAGCGTTAATTTGCAATTAATTAAAAATAGTTCGATTTATTCGATTTAATTCTGTCGCCGTCGCCTGAGAACACAGTAAAAAGTGATCAAGCTCATCAAAGAGCGGGCCAGTAGCCCAGGAGTCTTCGTGACTTAACTCAATGACGGTGCAGAATGGGAACCAGGGGTTGTGTTTCATCATCCCAACAACAACTCACAGCTAACTATACGGCTATTAAGCAGGATAATGTCAGCACAATTTATGGCGGCCATTGTTTTATTCTTGTTCATGTAGAAAGGCTCAACAAGTGCTCTAGCCGCCTTCCTTGCTTTTGGATACTTAAACAAGCCGCTACCGTACAAATTACTTAAAAACCTATTGCCCTCAATTGAGCCGCGTATAAACATTGCCAGAACTAGAGCATCCTTTGAATCTTTCTCTATATTCATTATCTCTTTTTCAAAGGCTTTTAATGCTTTTCTGATTTCTTTCCACTCACTTAAAATTAACCCATCAGGACTTAACAATCTTTCTTTTTCGTCTTTTGTCATTTTTACTCACTCCTAAAATAAATTATTTTTATCAATCTTGGTGTTTGGCTTCATTTGTATTGAACTTGTTGATGGTCTGAATCTTTGGTAATTAAGCTGATTATCTAAAGCGCAAATACCAACTGTGCCAGCTCTAACCTTAGTGAATATCTGCTCAGTTATTACGCCGCGTTCAGGTTTACCCGTTTCTGAGTCAGTGTGAAGCATTATAATAATATCTGCGTCTTGCTCAATTTGGCCTGATTCGCGTAAGTCATTATTACTTGGGCGGCCTAAACTATTTTTAGTTAATTGTGATAAAGCAATGACGGGGCATTTTAGTTCTTTGGCTAATTTTTTTAATGAGCTAGATACATCGGCGACTTGCTGATATCGAGCGTCGCTGCGGTTAGCGCCATTAACGATCTGAATATAATCAACAACAACTAAATCAATTTGGCCTTGTATCAATTTTTGCTTTCTTGCTCTGCCGACGATTTGGCTTATATGTAAATCACCTTCATCATCAATAATTAAATTAGCGCTAGCATTAATTGCTTTGTTAATACTATTTTGATACTCAGGTTCTTGTGACGCTTTTCCGTTTCTAATATCGGCGTATGGAATATTGCCAACTGAAGCCATTAATTTCTGGCCTATTTCATTAGTTGGCATTTCTAAACTGAACATTAAAACGTTGCGATTTTCTTTTAAATAATGCTCCATAACATTCATTGCTAAAGTCGTTTTTCCTGACCCTGGTTTACCTGCAATAATTGCTAGGTTTCCAGCTGATAAACCGGAGCAGTTTTTATCAATATGAATGTTGCCAGTAGATAAACCAGAAAGACCACCACCGCGTTTCAATGTTTCTTTCATGGCTGCTAACGTTCCAGACATCATTTGTTTATAGTTTGATTGAGTGTTTTTCGACGTATCCGTAGGAATGTCTGAGAGTAATTTCATGGCGTTATTTAATTTATCTGTATCATCGCCTGCCTCGTACAGTGTTTCGGCCGCCTGATTAATCCTAGACATCATTTCTCGCATTAAATACTTGCTCTTAATTGCGTCAAGGTAACTTTTGTCGTTTCTCGTGGTTAAAGCACGGTCTACGAGGTCGGCACAAGTAGCGTAAGCTTGATTATCTAAAAGCTTGTTTTGCTCAAGATGATCGGACAGCGTTACGAAGTCAAAAACCGAGTTTTTAGCGATTAAATTTAAGACACCAGTAGCGACCATTTTGTGCTGATGTATGAAGAATAATTCAGGCTTAATTTGCTCTAAAACATCAGCGTTATTTTCGGTGATTTCTCCGACCTTGACGAGCGACCCGAGAAGCGCCGCTTCAGCTTGTTCAGATGCGAAATTTTTAGCGATCATTTTTTGTTCCCTCTGCCACGCCGATCATGGTGTCTTGTTTGATTAGGTAATCGAAGTTTGCGATCCAGTTTCTATCGTTGCCGCCCATCATCCAATGAATGGTTTTTATTTTTTCGAAATATTTGCGCCATTGATTTAAATCTTGGTTTAAATCTCCAATGTGCCGAGCTTTCATCGCTTTTTTTCTGGTTGGTGATTCCTTGATCACTTTCGGTAGGCTTGGCAATACTTCGTGGTAAATTTCAATTATCTTGGCGTATGGGGTTTTTGAACTTAAAGAATCCGCCGCAGGTGATTCGCAAGAATCACTTACTTCTTTTTTCTTATCTAATCTTATCTTATCTTGCATGACTAATCCTGACTGAGTCATGACCTTGTCATGATTTTTTAGCGATTCATCATGACTTGTCATGACTTCGTTGCTCTTTTTTAGTGTTGCGATCACCTTTCTCATGTCGCTGCTACTTGTCATTGATTGATCTAATCGTTTAGCTAATTTCAAACAACTTATTGTTCCGTCTGAATTTTCGAATAAACCTAAGTTGCTAAAATAATTCATCATTTCGCTAACCTTTTGAGGTGTTGAACCAGTGTTCTTTGCTATTATCCTAGCGTCATGCTCAAGCTCAAAGTTAATATTTCTAGCGTCAACCTTGCCCGCTATCATTTCCAAGCAATACCAATAAAGCCCGTAACCTTCCAAGCCATAATCAAGTAAAACTTCTTGCAGTTTTGCGTCCATATTGGCATCAGTGTCGTGTTTAAACCATTTCATTAATTAATCGCCTTTTGTTCATTTTTTGATTCGTTCACAAGGATTGAAAGACCTTTTTCAAGTGATAATCTAGCCACCTGCGATCTTGTTAAGCCTGTTTTAAGGGCCGCCTCTTTTACCAGTTCAATTAAATTTTCACTAAACCTAACATTAAGTTTTTGCATATATCCTCCGCTGTTGTGGGTACAATCTAGCTGTTATTTGTGGGTACGTCAAGCTCTTTTTGAAATAAACTTGCAATTCACGGCAAATCAAGGTAACTTTAATAAAACGACTTCCGCGGCGTTGGTTTTCTCTTCTCTCTTCCAGCGTCGCAACCTAATTTTGATGAGGCAGTATGAGCACTAAACCATTCGGCAGACCAACAAGCTACCGTGATGATTATTATCACAAGGCTGTCGAGTATTTGGAGGTTTATCGTGATGAACTCGGGCACACCGTCCCCTCTGTTGTCGGCTTCTGCAAGTTCGCTGGCGTGGCTAAGTCAACGGTTTATGACTGGTGTAAACACGAAGATAAAAAACACTTCTCGGACATTATTACGGCTATTGGTGAGAATCAGGAGCTTGATTTAATCAATGATTCGCTGGCAAATAAGATTAATCCGCAGATCTCAAAAGTGCTTTTAGGTAAGCATGGCTATCATGATAAAGTTGAGCAGGATTTAACATCTAGCGACGGCTCAATGACACCGCAGCATCCTGGCTATAAAATCGTTAAAGAATGATTGAAGCTAAACCCGTCGAAATATTTCCAGCCTTTGAGGAGTTCCTTCAGCCAGCTCGCTTTAAGATTGCTTACGGCGGCAGGGGGTCGGCCAAAACTCGGACGTTTATAACTCTACT